GTATGACCACTAGACGAAACAACCCCGCAGGATTGCCCCGCCCATTTCGCGACGAATACTGGAGAGATCCTAGATGGCCAAGTTCATTGTGGGGAGCATCATTGATCGCCTCTGTGAGGCGGGGGTGATTGCGGAGGACCCGACGACGGTGCGCCGCGTGGTGATTGATCTCAAGGCGGGAGCGCCGGCGATGGTGTACATCGAGAAGTTCGGCGACGATGAGTCTCTGAAGGTGGAGCTGCTCGCCGGCCTGGTTCTGGAGCAATGACTGGTTTTCAGCATCTGCTGACTGCGGACACGCACACGATCGCATCGGTCCGTGTTGCGTCGGTAGCTATCTGCCGTATGTTCGACGAGGACCCGGAGCTGGTACGCCAGATCACGATCCGGCAGAACTGGATCGACTTTGAGCTGTACGAGCTCGACGAGAAGGGCGGGAAACAGGTTGTTGACGGGAAGCCTGTGACCTGGGTGAAGCATCGCGAGTTCATCTAGGCGGCGTGGGCGACCTTGCCGTAACGGGCTCTGCCGGTGGTTCCCGGTGAAGCGGAATCTGCGTTTCTAGGCCTTCGCGCTGTCCGCGTTTCCCGTGCGCCGCGTTTTTCTACTCTCGGAAGGAGAGGGGCATGACTGATGTTTCCACTCGGGAGCTGCGGCTTGCCGAGGTTGTGAAGGATCTACAGGAGCTCCGCGAGGAGTGGGAGTCGATGGGTCGGCCGAAGCTGATCCGCACGGCGAGCATGGATATGCGTCCGCATCCGTTGATCAAGCTGATTCGGGATTCGGAGGAGCTGGTGGAGCGGATGAGCCGTCCGCTGGAGGCTGCTGTTGGGGGTCGGCCTCGCGGGGCTGCTTCTGCGCCGGATAGGGCGGAGCCGAAGTCATCGGCGCCGCCGAAGCGGACTCAGCTGAGGGCGGTGGGCGAGTGACCACGATTGTGACCCGCAAGATCATGTGGCAGCCGTTCTACGAGGCGCTGATCGAGGCGGGGATCATCGAGCCGGACGGGATGACGAAGTCCGTGGTGATTCGTGCGGACGCCGGCGGTGTCGTGACGGTCACGCTCACCAAGTTCTTCGACGGATCGGGGATCGATGTGATCACCGGGGCCCTGATGATTCCTGAGGGGATGGCTCCGGAGGACGCCGAGGCGTGGAGGGCTCTGCACGGGCGTAGGACACCGGCGTACGAGGACAGCCCGGTTCCGCTGCCGCACGAGGTCGACGGCAAGTCCTGATGTCCGTTCTGGAGACCACGCAGGCGTATGCCTCCGAGACCGAGGCGGACCACTTCGCGTGGTGGTGCGAGGAGTATCTGTTCCACAGCGTGGATCGGTTCGCCGGCCAGTCCGTCATCTGGGAGGACTGGCAGATGGACTGGTGGCGGGAGCTCCTCTCCTGGGACACGGAGAAGGATTGCCCGTACTGGCGGAGCGCAGCGCTGGTCGTTGCTCGCAAGAACGGCAAGACACAGATGCTCGCCGCTCTGGCGCTGTATCGCCTCCTCGAGTCCGAAGGCAAGCCGGAGATCCTGCTAGCAGCGGCGTCGGACAAGCAGGCAGGACGGCTGTTCGAGTCCGTGATGGACTACCTGCGGCGCAACCCCGATCTGAAGGCCCGGGTTCACACACGGGAGCACGTCGGGGAGATCGTCAACCCGGAGACCGGCGGCAAGATCATCCGGCTCTCCTCGACCGGTGAGTCCCTGGATGGGTACAACCCGTCGCTGGTGCTCGCAGACGAGCTCCACGCGTGGCTGACCCCGACGAGGCGGCGGGTCTGGACCTCACTTCGGACCGCCGCGGGCGCCCGCATCAACTTCCAGATGGTCACGATCAGCACCGCTGGCGCCGCTTCTGACCGAGCGAGCTCCATTCTCGGCAAGATGATCGACGGCAACGAGAAGAACGGGATCGTCGAGGCGCCGCACGAGGGTCTCACCATCTCTAGGCAGCACCAGTCGCGGCTGATCATCTACAACTACAGCGCGCCGACCTCCGACCCGCAGGACTTCACGAAGATGAAGCTGGCTAACCCGGCATCGTGGATCACCGCGGAGTTCATCAAGGAGCAGGCGGACGCCGATGACCTCGAACCTCACGAGGTTCTACAGCTTCACGGCTGCGTCTGGGCAGAGACGGAGACGACCTTCGTGATCGACAGCCTGTTGCAGGCCGCGATGGATCGGTTCAAGCCGATCGAGCCAGGGGAGAAGGTGGTCCTCGGCTTTGACGGGTCGGAGTTCCACGACGACACCTGGCTGGTCGCCTGTTCACTCGACGGTCGGATCATGCCGCTTCAGCAGTGGCAGCGTCCGCCTCGTGCTCCGGAGGACTGGCGCATTCCCCGCAACGAGATCCACAGTGCTATTGACGCCGCGTGGCGCAAATTCAAGGTGCTGGAGCTCGCGGCTGACCCGCCCGGCTGGTATTCGGAGATCGACGAGTGGACACAGCTGTACGGCGAAGAGAAAGTGCTGATGTTTGATACGAACAGGCCCGCTCGCATGGCTCCTGCCTGCGAGAGACTGCGGACTGACCTTCGCGGCACAGAGGCTTCGTTCGGCGGGCCGCTGGGAGCGGAGCTCCGCATCCACTTCGGCAACTGCGTGACGAAGGAGACAGCGAGCGGCATCGTGATTACCAAGGATGACAAGAACAGCCCGCGCAAGATCGATGGTGCCGTCGCCTCGGCGGTCGCCTACGACCGTGCGATGTGGCATCAGGACAACCCTGAGCCGGAGTACCGAGTGGCGGGGTACCGCTGATGGCCTCAAACAGCCCGCTTGACGACCCGATCCTCTGGCTCGACGCGCTGTTCCCCCAGCTGGTCGCCCGGGAGCGCAGGATGCGCCTCGCCGACGACTACTACGCGGGGAAGCACCCGATGCCGTTCCTCACGAGGTCGCACGAAGGCAAGATGCGCGACGAGTTCTACTCGATGATCGACAACTCGCGCTCGAACTTCATGCGACTAGTGGTGGATGCGGTCGAGGAGCGCATGAAGGTGGAGGGATTCCGGGTTTCTGCCACGTCGGGTCAGGCATCCGACCAGGACACCTGGCGCATCTGGCAGGAAAACGGAATGGACAGCGAGTCCTCCGTTGCGATCCTCGAGGCGCTGATCAAGGGAGTCTCATATCTGTCGGTTTGGGGAGACGGAGAAAAGACACCGACGATCGCGGTGGAGGATCCGAGCCAGGTGATCGTCGGATACGCTCCCGGGTCGAACTACAAGACCAGGGCGGCTGCTCTGAAGATGTGGGACGACGACGTCAGCGGCCACGTTCGCGCCAACGTCTACATGCCCGACGGTATCTACAAGTTCGTGTCGACACAGGGCATGGAGCCGACGGTCAACACCGTGGTGACCGACACCGCAGACGAGACCATCTTCGAGGGACGCAGAACCGCTGGCGGATCCGTCAGAGTGGACGTCGCGGCCGGGTCTCCTCCCCCGAGATGGATCGAGCTGGAGTCGGAGTTCGTTGCGAACCCGCACGGGGTCGTTCCGATCATCCCTCTGCGGAACCGTCCGAGGCTTCTGGCCGAAGGCGAGTCCGAGATCAGCGATGTAATCCCGATCCAGAACCAGATCAACGGATTCCTGTTCCTGCTGGCGCTCGCAGGGTACTTCGGAGCTCACAAGCAGCGCTGGGCAACCGGGATCAAGATCGCAGAGGACGCAAACGGCAACCCGAAGGAGCTCCTATCGGGCGTTGACACGCTCTGGCAGAACGAGAACCCGCAGGGAAGCTTCGGGGAGTTCAGCCAGACGGATCTCAAGCCGTACATCGACGCGATCGAGCAGAAGGTGCTGCACATCGCCGTGACAACCCGGACTCCTAGGCACTATCTCGTCCAGGAAGGCCAGTCGCCCTCCGGGGACGCGATCGAGTCCGCGGAATCCGGTTTGGTCAAGAAGGTGGAGCGCAAGATGCGCCCGTTTGGCGAGGGATTCGAGGAGGCGCTGCGTGTCGCACGCCTATTCGCCGGTCTGGGCGTCTCTCCCGCTGATTCAGAGGTGGTCTGGGCGGATCCAGCGGTCCAGTCCGAGGCAGCGCGCACAGACGCGGCGGTCAAGAAGGTCCAGATGGGCCTGATCGACCGTTGGCAGGCGCTCGAGGATCTCGGCTACACGCAGACGCAGATCGAGCGGATGCGCAACGAACCTGCGCCGATCCCGCCAGCGGCTCCTAGTTCAGATCCCGAGGGAGACGAGCAGGTCGCGTAGACCGTCTACGGTTCCTGTGCCAAGCCAGAAGCCGGCGAGCAGGAACAGCGTTACCAGCATGGCGGCTGCTGTTTTCATTTCCTACCTTTCCATCTGGGCGACTTGGCGGAAGTTCTTGCGGACGATGAGCCGCTTGCGCTCTGCGGGGGACATTGTGGCCCAGACCATGCGCATCCGGCGCTCGAGGCCGGAGCGGTGGGTCTTCGGCCGGTCGTAAGCCCTCTGCCAGAGTTCCATGTAGCGGGTCTGCTTCGCGGTCATTTGGCTCATCTCCTTCATCGCTGACTATCTCAAGGTAGCAGGACTTCAAGGAGATTACTAGTAAGTCAGGAACATCTTTACAAACAGCGCTGACACGGCGGGCGCCCAATCGCCGGTACTCTCACGAGGAGACAAGATGAGTGATCCGACCCCTCCCGCACCGGACCCGACGCCGGCGCCCGATCCTACCCCGCCTCCTGCTGATCGCACGTTCACTCAGCACGACGTGGATCGGATTGTGCAGGACCGTCTCGCCCGGGCCAAGGCCGAGCCTCCTGCGGACTACGAGGAGCTCAAGAAGGCGAAGGAGAAGCTCGACGAGCTGGAGAAGGCCAACCAGACCGAGCTGGAGAAGGCAACCGCACGGGCCGAGGAAGCCGAGAGGGCCCTCGAGCGCACCACGAAGGAGGCCAGAGAGATTCGGCTCCGCGCCGCTCTGCTCGCAGAGGCAGGCAAGGCGGAACGCAGAGTCGTAGATCCGGAGGCCGTTGTTCAGCTACTCGATCACTCGACGCTCGACATAGCTGAGGACGGCACTCCGACGAACGCCGCCACGGCGGTGGATGCACTCCTCGAGAAGCGGCCATATCTGGTCGCCCAGCAGGGAGGACGACGCAGCGATGCGGACCAAGGCGCAAGGGGCAAGGCAGCCAACCAGCTGACCGAAGCCGACCTTGCTTCGATGGGCCCCGAAGAGATCGTGAAGGCGCGCAAGGAAGGGCGCCTGACTGAGCTCGGCGTGGCTCCCTGACGAACAAGAGGAGTAGCGCATGGCCGTTTCATTCCGCCCGGAGGTTTGGGCAGCGGAGCTCCTCGTCTCTCTGCGACAGCGGTACGTGTTCGCACAGGACGGGGTTGTCAACCGCAACTACGAAGGTGAGATCGCAGATCAGGGCGACACGGTCCACATCAACTCGATCGACCGGCCCACGATCCGTGACTACACCGAGCACGGCACGATCACGTGGGAGCAGCTCTCCGACACGGACCGCGCTCTGGTCATCGACCAGGCGGACTACTTCGCCTTCAAGGTGGACGACATCGAGCGTCGCCAGGCGATCAACGGGTTCGTCGAGGGAGCGGCCGACGAGGCCTCGGTCGGGATGGTCGAGGAGACCGACGAGTACATCTCCGGTGTGATGGTCGACGGTGTCGATGGCACCGCGAACGACATCGGCGCGTTTACCGTCGACATCTCCGACAACACCGGCTGGGCGCTGATGATCGCGCTTCGCTCGAAGCTGAACCTCGCATCGGTGCCCCGTGACGGGCGCTGGGCGATCATCCCTGACGCGGTGTCCGCTGCGCTTCTGCGGGACCCGCGGTTCGTGGACACCTCCCAGGCCGGCGACTCGAATGCTCTCCGCGCAGGCGAGCTCGGGCGCATCGCTGGGTTCACGGTGTTCGAGTCCAATACGGTCCCGGAGCCGACGTCAGGCGTGTACCACGTGCTCGCCGGTCACTCCATGGCCACGACCTTCGCCGAGCAGATCAACCAGGTGGAGACGATCCGCCTGGAGAACCAGTTCGGTGATGGCGTCCGCGGTCTGCACCTCTACGGCGCGAAGGTCATTCGCCCCGAGGCGCTCGCGATCGCGTCCGTCACGGTCCAGGCGTAGGGCTGACCGACATGGCCAAGGGAAAGGTCACGTCGACGAGCCAGATGGCTGGGTTCCGAGGCAAGAACATGGCGAAGGCTTCCGGCCCGAGCGGCAAGGCGCTGCCCGGCGGCGGAAAGTCGATGGTTCAGAACCTCCCGAAGGTCGGTGGCAAAGCCACAGGAAGCCAGGTCGGGTCCTGAGCCGGATCGTCATGGTGTCGGCTGCGTGGCAGCGGTTTGCTGTCACGCGGCTTGCCCTCGCGCAGCGGGCGCATCTCTGCGATGCGCTCGCTGCTCAGGGGCACGACGCGACATGCGTGATCGTCGCGGACGACGAGAACCTGGAGATCGCGCAGGAGTACGGGTTCGCTACCTGTGAGCAAAGCAACGATGCTCTAGGGCGGAAGTTCAACGACGGAATCGAGTACGCGTGCGGGTATCTGGACGCGGACTACGTGGTGCTGATCGGCAGCGATGACTGGCTGCATCCCGATGCGTTCCAGCGTCTCCCGAAGGACGCGTGTCTCCCTGAGATGCCGACCGTGGAGAATCCCGCGGTGGTCGGGAGGGCGGTGCCGGAGATGGTCGTCGGGAGCCACATCGTGATCGTCGACCTCGCGTCGGGGAACGCGCGCATGTGTGTCGGCGCCGGAAGGCTCGGGATCATCCCGTGGATCATGCCCCGCAAGCTGCTTCGGCCGAGCGGCTACCGGCCGGTGCCAGAGATGCAGCGCAGAGGCATCGACGGGAGCCTGTGGCGCGGACTCGGAGTCCGACCGAAGATCGTGTTCTCGGATCCGCACTGGGCCGCTCGGATAGATTTCAAGTCGGACACGAACCTGAACAGCTACAAGGCGATCAGCGACAGCATCGGGAAGGGCGAAGAGTTTCACGTCTCGTGGCTCGTGGATCACTACCCGATGGAGCTGGTGGAGAAAACAACGGCGTGGCAGTCGCAGCTCGTCTAGCGATCGACGTTGTCGGCTGCCAGCGGTGGTCGCCGGAGTGTCTGGAGCTCGCGCAGCGGGAGTACGGCGAGAAGTCGTTTTACAACCGCTCGGCTCACGCTCTGTCGGTGGTGGATCTCCCTGCGATCGCAGAGGAGTACCGCGGCCAGTGCTCCAAGGTTGTAAAGGAGAATGCGAACCGCGCTGAGCGCCTCGGTTACCGATGGCAGCTGATCGACCGCGCGGACTACATCGATGATCTCTTCGAGCTCCGTTCGAGCCAGCCCGTCAGACAGGGAAGGAGAATGCCAGATGCGTATTTCGAACGTCAGGTGTACTCTTCCGACGCACCGCCTCCCGGCTTCTGTCGGCGTCACCAGTCTTACATTCACGGAGTTCTGTCCTCCTCCGGAAAGCTGGTTGCCTACTGTCAGCTCGTGCAGTCCGGGGACGTCGTCCGATTCAACACGATCCTTGGTCACGCGGCGTACATGGATGATCGAGTCACCTGGCTGCTGGTTCTGAAGGCTCTGCAGATGCACATCGATCTCTGCTCCGCGAAGTTCGGGCTGTATTACACGCACAATTCCGGGCACGGAGAAGGACTGAGGTATTTCAAGGAGAGGTTTCGGTTTCGGCCGGTGGACGTCGAGTGGCTGTTCTGACCGAGGCGCCGTACCCGACCGAGTATCTAGCAGGCTGCAGGACTGCGCTCCTGCTGTTCTGTGCAGCTTTCCTAGGCAAGCAAGATGCGCAGCCAGCCCGAGAGGCAGGACTCTTAGGCAGCTGCGTAGACACCGACGCGGACAAGCTCCTGGAGATGGCTACGCAGTACCCTGACGACTGGAAGTTCTTCCACGATGACGCCTTCTCCTTCGCGGCGCGAGCTCAGCTCGAGGGCCGCACCTGGGACGTCGTCTCCCTTGACCCGTTCACCAACTACTTCGAGTCGTGCGCCAACCTCGCGCATCTCTGGTGCGACATTGCGAACCGAGTCGTGATCATCGGCAGCGATCTGACGCGGTATCGGAGAACCGAGGCGCCCGAAGGATGGGTCAAGCGTGAGCCGATGAAACGAAGCCAGTTCCGAATGGGCGGTTACAACGACGCTGTCTACTGGACAATCCTGGAGCGTGATGTTCACACCAGCTGACCTACGCGAAGTCGAGGAGCTCCTCGGTCGGGCTGACGAGGTCGTTGCGATGCGCGAGATCGCAGCCGGCGAGCAGGACCCGATGGTCGTCGGTCTCCGACACGACGTGGACAACCATCTTCGGGGAGTCTCGGAGCTGGCGAACTGGGAACGGGAGCACGGCTGGCGGGCAACGTATTTCATCCTTCACGATAGCCCGTACTGGAACGACCCCACGCTGCCGTATCTCCTAGACGAGCTCGCCGGGCTCGGACACGAGATCGGGATTCACGTCAACGCGATCGCAGAGGCTCTCACCACCGGCAAGGACCCGGCGGAGGTCCTCGATGACGCTATTGAGCGCCTCGCGGACTGGGGACACCCGGTGATCGGCTCCGCTGCGCACGGAGATCGTCGCTGCTACCGCAAGGGCGAAGTGTTCTTCGTGAATGACGAGATGTTTACGGAGTGCGCCCGACCCGAGATGGGAGCTCCGAAACGAAAGATTAGCCCCGGGCTCAAGCTGGATCCCAAGCCTCTCGCGTACTGGGGGCTGCAGTACGACAGCAACCAGCTTTCCCGCAGCCTTTACCTCTCCGAGTCGGGAGGTAGCTGGCGCGACAAGGAGGACATCGTGTCGAGATTCCCGACGCCGTTCGGGCAACTTCATATCCTGATGCACCCCTGCTGGTGGGTGCAAGCGTTTACGCGTGAGGAGGCAGCAGCTTGACCGCTCGCTCCGACAGCATCAACCTACGGGACGCACTGGATCTCGATGAGACAGGCAAGGCGACCGATATGGTCATCACCGTCGGTCCCGATGGAGTCCAGTACGAGCTCCGCGCCGGCGCTATCGGCCCGGAGGGACCGGCGGGAGCCGACGGCGCTACGTGGCGCACCGGATCGGGTGCTCCCGCAAACGGCCTAGGCGTAAACGGCGACCTCTATTTCCGCACAGACACGGACCAGGTGTATCTCAAGGCTTCGGGCACCTACTCGGCGATCGCGGATCTGACAGGCTCTCAGGGGCCTCAGGGGATCCAGGGCATTCAGGGAATTCAAGGGATCCAGGGGGTTCCTGGTGAAGACGGAGATGACGGAGCTCCGGGAGCCGACGGTAGTGACGGCGCTGACGGGGCCGACGGAGCTCCGGGATCAGTCTGGTACAGCGGCTCCGGCGCCCCCTCGGGAGGCCTCGGTATCAATGGAGACTTCTATCTCCGCACCTCGAACGGAGATGTCTATACCAAGGCGAGCGGAACATGGGGAGTCGTAGATAACCTCACCGGTCCTCAGGGAATCCAGGGAATCCAGGGAAACCCTGGTACTGATGGCGATGACGGAACGGACGGCGCAGACGGAGCCGATGGTGCCGATGGTGTAGGCGTTCCGTCTGGCGGCACCACTGGCCAGCATCTAGCCAAGATCGACGACACGGATTTCAACACCGAGTGGGTCGATGCTGAGTCCGGCGGCGGGGGCGGATCCGATCTTGATATTACTCAGACAGCGCACGGACTCGCGGTCGGCGATGTTGTACGCCTCTCCGGGACAAACTACGTCAAGGCCCAGGCAAACAACGAGGCGAACGCCGAGGTCGTCGGAGTTGTATCCGCTTTCGCAGACGCAAACAACTTCACGCTCACGAAGGACGGTGGCTACGTTACCGGCCTCACAAGCCTGACGGCCGGGGCGGTCTACTACCTCTCGCCGACGACAGCAGGGGCTCTCACCGCGACCGAACCGTCCACGGCGGGGCAGATCTCGAAGCCGGTTCTGATCGCGGACACGACGACGAGCGGCCACGTCGTCAACATGCGCGGCTTCATCGTCTCGGCAGGCGGGGGCGGAGACGTTCCGTGGGAGGACGCGGCCCCGTTCTTCATCAACGGCGCGACCGACTACGGCGCACCCTACGGCGACCCGGACGACAACAAGTCGAAGTACGCGATCCATAACGGGTGCCTCTGGCTCGCTCTCGCGATCAACCCCGGCAGCGATGGTCAGATGGCCGACTTCGGGGTCTCGGTCTTCCAGACGATCGTTCCGACGTTCGCCGACGGCGCTGCCGGGCAGCCGTGCGAGATCCTCTCGAACGGCGTGATCGACTGGTTCTCGAACCCGACCGCGTCCGCATTCCTCAACATTGTGATTCCGCTCGCATAAGGAGTTCTGATGCCTAAGAGCAAGACGCCGAAGCCGCAGAACATCTGCGTGAGCTGCGGGACAGTCAACCCGGATGATCCTGGCCCGAAGTGCCTCGCGTGTGGGGAGCCTCACTCGTGAGCGCATTCGAGATTAGGGATGGTCAGGATGGCCAGGGTGTCCCGGCAGGCGGCACAACAGGACAGCTTCTTGCGAAAGATTCTGGCACAGACTTCGACACCGAATGGGTCGATCCTCCGTCCGCAGGCGGACCGAGGGTAGTTCCGATCGACCTGACGACCCCGCGTACTTCATCTCTCGGTGGAAATGCTGGCTGGCGTGTTCTCGCGCTGTCGGACTACGACGCGGGCCACTGGGCATTTGTGAAAGATGTCGAGGGGAAGATATACGGGTCGGTGCCGATCCCCGATGACTACACGTCGGGCGGAGTCATTAGGCTAGCGATCGCGGCGAACGCAACGTCTGGTGCGACGAGACTACAGGTAGGAACCAAGGCAGTTGCCGACGGCGAGTCCCTGAACCCGACCCTGACCGACGAGACAGCGCAGGACATCACCGTTCCCGGCACCGCGTATCTTCGGAAGGACGTTACGTTCACTCTCACGGAGACTCTTGCGGACAAAGACTTGCTGCTCGTCGAGATATTCCACGACGGGGATCACGCGAACGATACTCTGAACGCCGATACGCTCCTATTCGGGGCGTGGCTGGAATACACCGCGTAATGTCGAGGTCGGGATTCAGCGGGTCGAACTATCTGTCGCAGGCAGGGTTGAAGTGGGTCGAGATGGACTGGTTCCGGGCAGGCGTTCCCGGCTCGATGCACGCGTGGGTGAAGCTGAACACGCTCGCGGATAACCTAACGATTGCGAGCCAGTACCCAGGAGGCTTCGGGGCGCTGCTGTGGAGAACGTCGGGGAGCAGCCCGTGCGTGCCGTCGGTGTTCTACGGAGGCTCCGACTTCGCGGGGAAGGAGGCGTTCGGCCCGACTCCGGGGTTCACCGCGGGGGTGTGGACACCAGTCGGGTTCGTGTGGACCGGGGCGGCAGGTCAGGGAATGACAGCGTACTGCCACGGTGTAGGCGGCACACAGGTAGCAGCGAACCGTCACTCGGACGTTCAGGCACCGTGGCGTCTCGGGATCCGCGCCGACGGCAACAGCCCGCTCACGAACGGGGAGCTCGCTCACGTGTCGATGTGGCCCGGTGTCGCTCTGACAGCGGCTCAGTTCGCGGCGCTCGCGAAGGGAGCTCCCCCCTCCCGCGTCGAACCGCGAGGGCTGATGCCGTGGTCGCTCCGTGGCCTAGCTTCTCCCGAACCCGGGGGTGCGGTGAGCGATCATCGGCCGTTGTCGGGGAAGGGCCGCCCGTGGACGATCACGGGGACGCTTACACCGACCGCTGACCCTCCTGTCGGCCCGGACGACGACCGGGGCGGGCTAGAGAAGTGGGATACGGTCATTTCGGAGGACGGGTCGTCGCTCGCGAACTTCACCGCGGACTCGGGATCGTGGGGAACGTCGGGTGGTGTCATCACGATCGGCACCGGGGGCGGGCGTCTCCGTCACAACACGAACGTCGCTAGCGTGTGGGCGCGCGAGTGGGAAGCTGAGATGAGAATCCGGTCGACCGGCATCGCAGACCTTGCTCGGGTAGGGCTGATTGTGAACTGGGACGGCTCCGGGTCGGGAGCGCCGATGGCCCGGCTGATGTGGCGCACCGGCTCCGCCGAGCGCCTAGAGATAGAACAGGACGCCGTTGCCGGAATCACGGGAATGGACTTCGCGTTCAACCTCGACCAGTGGTACAAGATGACGATCCGGCATCACGACGACCGGCTCGACGTCTACATCGACGACGTGTTCCAGATCGCGGCGCCCGCCAATAGGGACGCGTCGTTCGCGAAGGTGGGGTTGCACTCGGCGGGAGCGAATGGCGAGTTCCGAAACATCGTGTACCGGGAAAAGACGATCTGAGCGTGAGAGGATGACAACATGGAGTATGTAGGCCCAGGAGCTCCGTTCAGCTCGAGGTTCTCGCTTGGCCCCGACAACACGGGGCTCGCGGGCACCGTGCGGTTCTGGCTCCTCGACAACGATGGCACCGCAGACGACGCGCTCATCGGGCCAGTCACCGCTGGCATCATCGAGGATCCCACCGGGAGCGGAGACTACGTCTACCCGGACAGTATCGGGGTCGCACCGGCGTTTCAGGGACACTTCGCGAGGGCGTGGGACACCGGACCCGGCACACGGCTCTTCTACGACGATGATCTCCTCGTTACCCGCACGGCGGTCAACCCGTTCACGCCTGTCGGCAACGAGTACATCACGATGGAGGAGCTCAAGATCTGGCTGGAGCTCGAGGGCGACCTCTCCGACAACCTCGAGACCGATCTCGCGATGGCCTGCGAAGCCGCAAGCCGTACCATCGACGGCTACATGCACAAGCAGTTCTACACGACGGAACGGACTCGGTACTACACCGCAGCCTACGGCGCAACGGGAATCAAGATCCACGACCTAGCGGAGCTCACGTCTCTGTCTCTTGACTTCGACGGGTCCGGGGCGTTCGCGACGGAGTGGACAAACGGCTCGGAGTTCCTGCTGAACCCGGAGGGCGCCGTCGATGGAGGCTACCCGTTCAACTCGATCGACCTGACCAGGATCGGCAGGCGGTTCCCCCGCTACCAGCGCGGGATCAGAGTTGAGGGACAGTTCGGGTGGGCGGACACTCCGGTCAACGTCCGGCAGGCAGCCAAGATCATCGCTGCGAAGCTGTTCAAGCGCCGGGAGACACCGTACGCGATCCTCGCTCTGGTCGCCTCAGAGACAGTTGCGGCGGCACGCATCGGGCGCATCGACCCTGACGCAGCGGAGCTCCTTGCGACTCTGCCTGGTGTAGAGCGCAGCGGCCTCCAGTCGGTGAGACTCGGATGAGAGGCGATATCACTGCTATCTGCGAAGGGATCGCAGCGAACCTCGCAACGATTCGGGACAACGACCCGACGCTGGTGAAGCAGATCCATCCGTTTCCGCTTCGCAACCCGACGGGAACCGCGCTGCTCGTTCACGGAATAGTCGAGCAGGAATATCTGACGTTCGGCAGCGTTGAGCAGCCTCCGGGAATGCGATATCTGGTCGGAGTCGAAGCGTACTTCGGAACAGCCGACCAGATCGGTAACCACCAGAAGCTACGCAGGCTGCTTACGTCTGTAGGCGACGATTCTCTCGTCTCCGCGGTGGAGGCCGAGGGAACAGAGCGAGCCCGACTCACGGCTCGCCTAAACCACGATGGAGAGCTCCTCGAGGACCAGGACCCTGCATGTGAGTCCATCAGCTTCGAGGAGTACCGGGGGCACGCTTACATCACCGCGCCAAACAACACGGAGTACATGGTCGCAACCTGGATCTTCGAGGTAATGACCTGAGCATCTACCGTGTGACTGGCGTGGCTCGCTTCAAGGGATATGATCCCGGCGAGACTTTCATTGGGGTACTCGACCCAGCACTCGAGGAACGCGCAGTAGCGCGGGGAAGCGTCGAGATAGTCGAGCGCGGAGAAATCCGCCTTGACATTACGCGGACAGTAGCGCCGCGGGGATGGGATCCCTCTGAAACCAGACTGGAGTAAGCATGGCCAAAGAGATTGCTCTCCACGACCGCGTGGAGATCGATGGCGAGGACGTCTCGAATCTTGCCCGCACCGCGAACTTCAACTCCGAGCACGAGCAGGTGGACGTCTCGGGGTTCAGCGTCTCGGGCGCAGACGAGTCTCTCGCCGGCAAGACGGTCCAGTCGTTCGAAGCGGAGTTCTTCCACGGCGCACAGAGCCACGCGCTGCTGTACCCGCTTCACGCGAACCGGACCATCTTCCCGATCGAGTGGCAGCCGCAGGGACTGGTGGAGGCCTCACGAGAGGTCCTCGCCGGGAACGCGCAGCTGCTGACCTACAACCCGAACGCAACGCGAGGCTCAGTCCGCGTCATCACCGCGACGTTCACGGCTGCAGACGAGAACGGCCTCACGTTCACCGGCGGCTCGTAGGCTAGGAAATGGCACAGGGCGACATTCTCCGGGTTCGCGGCTATCGCGAGTTCCAGCGGGCGTGCGCTCGTGGGCCAAAGGACACGAGGGCGGAGACCCGAAAGGCGCTGAACAAGGTCGGAGATGTTCTGCGAACCGAATGGTCCGGCAGACTGTTCTTCCTCGACCCCAAGACGGCGGCGGGTCTCCGCACTCGCGTCACTACCCGGGGCATCTCAGTGCAGCAGCGCCTCGGCAAGACAACGGGCAAGCGCCCGGACTTCGGAAGAACACAGATGCGGTACGGACTCGCCGCTCTGGCAGAGAGACAACGCGACATCGAGCATGCGTTCGAGGACGCCATCGATGAGATCGCGGACAACTTCGAGAGGAGATGACTGACAGCATGTCAGGAGTTGAGACAGAGGACACGACGGAGGCCGGTTTCAAGATCGACGGCACGCTGTACGAGATTCCCGCGCTGGACTCGTTCGACATGGATGAGGCCCAGATCCTGTGGGACAGCACCGGAATGGCTCTCGAGGACTTCGTGCCGCCCGGAGGCGAGGACGTCGAGCCGGAGGAGATCGAGGAGTACCAGGAGAAGCTGTCGCACCAGGTCAAGAACCCTGCGTTCCTCCGGGTGCTGATGCACGTCGCGTACCGTCGGGGCAACCCCAAGCTGCCTGAAGGCCGCATCAAGGACGTGGTGCGGAGTGTCAACCACCTCGACGCGATGGTGGATTTCCTCCGGAGCTCACAGGCAAAGGGTGACCGCCGCCCCCCGGAGTCAACGACCGAGCAGCCGCAATCATCCGGGAGAAGCTCGGACGATTCGAGCGCGAGTTCTGGGAGCGATTCAACGGTGAGTTCGGTCGCACCGGAAAGCACCCCCGATCCTACTGGGATTTCCGAATCGGACACATCTGCGGAACAGGACCGGACGGTACTGGCAAGCTGAGACCATCCGACCTTCTCGGATGCGTTGACCTGTACGACTTCAAATACCGAAACGAGGACTGAGTGGCCCGAAAGATCGAAGTCGAGATCCTAGGCGATTCACGCTCACTGGAGCGGGCATTCCTCAGGTCGTCACAGGCCGGTCGCGGGTTCGGCGACGGGATGAAGAAAGCAGCTATCGCCGGCGCTGCCGGTCTGGCAGTGTTCAGCGTCGCAGCGGCCAAGGCTGTTTCCACGTCCTCGAACCTTCAGGAGCAGGTCAACAAGTCGAACGTCATCTTCGAGGGCAACGCGGCAGAGGTCCGCGATTGGTCTAAGACGCTGGCGAACGCCTTCGGGATCTCGCAGAGGGAGGGTCTGGCAGCAGCAGCTGGGTTCGGCCAGATCCTCCAGACGTCGGGGCTCGCGGCGGACCAGTCAGCGGACTTCTCGAAGAAGCTGGTGGAGCTCGCCGGAGACATGGCGTCGTTCAACGACATCTCCACAACGGAGGCGCTGGACAAGCTTCGGGCCGGACTCGTCGGTGAGGCAGAGCCTCTCCGTCGTGTCGGTGTGCTGCTCTCCGAGGCCGCCGTGAAGGAGGAGGCGTACGCGGCGGGGATCGCGAAGCGGGGAGACGAGCTGACCGACCAGCAGAAGGTGCTGGCCCGCTACAACATTATCCTGGAGCAGACGGCGAAGCAGCAGGGAGACGTGGAGCGCACCTCCGGGTCCCTCGCGAACGTACAGCGGCGCCTGCGAGCTCAGTTCGAAGATATGGCTGCGAGTGTCGGCAGCTTCCTTCTGCCAGCGGTGGCCCGTGCGGGCGACGCGCTCAGCGACCTAGTGAACGACCTCGGCGCCGAGCGCACCGTGGAGGGCAAGATCCGGGTGGTTCTGGATCGGGTCCGCGGTATCGCAGAGTTCGGACGTGAGCTAACCGGACGCATCGGAGACGCCGTCGAGTCAATCGACTGGGCAGCGGCCTGGGCCAGGGCAGAGGGAGTCGCAGACGGATTCCAGGCGCGCCTCGAGGAGATCGACTTCGGAAACATCGGTGAGCGGATGGGTGAGGCGTTCAAGCAGGCCGCCGACCAGGCGATCCCCGCCGCGAGGGACATTGCGGAGCGCCTCTCCGAGGCTGTCCGGACGATCGACTGGGAGGACATGGGCAAGGCGATGGGCCCCGGTCTCGCAGCGGCGGTGGTCACGGCGTTCACGACTCTGCTGGATCCGGTGTTCTGGGCGAGGAACTGGGATCTCGCGCTGTCGGTTGCGCTCGTCGCATTCGCCGGTCCTATCGGAAGGATCGCCGCGAGGATCGGCGCTCTGTTCGTCGGCACGGTCGCATCTGCTCTCGGCAGGCTGGCTCCGAGGTTCGCTGAGGTATTCCGAGGCCTCGCAATCCAGGCTGTTCGTGGGTTCAGCCTTGTGCTGCCGCAGATCCAGCGGGTACTGAACGCGATCATCGGTAGGGTTGCGGCGCTGTTCGGGCGCCTCCGGAGGATCGCCTCCTTCGCAATCAAGGTGCTGGGAGTGCAGGCGGTCATCAACCAGATCACCGCTCTCGTCGGCAAGATCGGAGGGCTGTTCGGAGGCCTCGCAGACCGCATCGGTGATTTCTTCTCCGATGTGTGGGATGAGCTCAAGCAGGGAGCCCTTCGCGCTGCGCTCGCGATCATCGAGCCGTTCAGCCATATCCCGAACAAGGGCGGGCAGTGGGCGCGGGATCTCAAGGACAAGTGGAACGAGCAGCTTCAGGGAATGGTTCAGGACACCGCTGCTGCCACAACCGCGATCCAGTCCTCGATCAACAGCGTGCAGGGCAAGACAGTTGCGATCAACGTTTCCACCGTGGTCACAGGGGATCTCGCAGCGGATCGCCCCGGCGCAAGCACCACGTCGGCGCCGTCGGCGGCGGTGAGCTCCGTCACCACGGGAATCACCGCAGCGATCGAGGCGGCAAAGCGAGCAGCATCCGATCGGATCAACGCTGCGAACAAGGCGATCCAGGAGTCACGCAAGAAGTTTGCATCGGCTCTTGAGGGGCTGCAGCTGAACCTCGACCAGGCGAAGCTGACCCCTGGGTTCCAGGATGATCAGCGTGTGCTCGGTCAGATCCAGGCGCTCATCGTGCGCCAGATCGGGATTGAGGGCAACACGATCGAGCTGGGCAATCTGCTGGTGCAGCTCCGACAGGATAGGGCTTCGACTGCGGCGGACCAGGCGTCGGCCGCCTCGGATGCCTTCCAGGCTCTCATCGATCGTATCCAGCTGAGGGTGGACGCAGCTGCTGCGACCGCTGGGTTCAAGGATGACCTCAAGAGGAACACGGAGCTCCAGAATGCTATCAAGGCGCAGATCGTTCAGGAAGGGCGCACTACGGCCCTTGTCTCGCAGCTCGCCGCTGCTAGGCAGGCGCGCCGGGATATCCAGGCGCAAGAGGCGGAAGCGTCGAAGGCAGCGGCTCAGAAGCGCCAGTTCGCCATCCTCGGCCTGGACGCGCTCGGGAACAAGCCGCTCCCCGGCATCGCGAACCTAAGGAAGCAGCTGGGCTCCCTGGAGTCGAGGGTCGAGGGAACCGCTCTGGACACCAACAAGACAGCGTCGATGTTCGCTCGGATCCGCAGGCTGTTCAAGCGGGAGGGCAAGAACCTCACCGACGAGACCAAGGCGTGGGTGCGAGATTGGATGGACGCCCTGCGGCAGGAGCTCGGTCAGGGC